TTGTCCTGCAGTGCAAGGAGGTTTTTCTCGGCGGCCTGAATGCGCTGGGATAGCAGCATCGGGATATCTTTCGTTTGATTGTTGCTGGACGCGGCATGCTCGCCGGTGGGTGGCTTGGGAGTTGCGTCGGTCTTGTCGGCAGGCTCGCCGCGGCGCGTTGAGAATTCCCGCTGCATGACGTTACCGGCAGGCTCGCCGAAGATCATGCGCACGGTCGAAGGGGAAATGGCCAGCGAGCGGGCGACCGCCAGCGCGTTCGGGTTGGCCGGCACCGCCACGATGCTGGTCTCGACCAGCTCATGCGCGGTGTAGCGGGTGCCATTCCAAGGATCCTTGGGATCCATCGGCTCGTTCTGGAGCGGAATGAAGCCGACCGAGACCGCGCGCAAAATGTCGGCCTCGATGAGCTTGCGGATCTCGTCGATGCGCGGGCTCACACCCTTGGGCGCCAGCTCGAGCTCGCCGCGCAGGTCGGTGGCGCCGATGCGCAGGTTGGTCCACTTGCCGATCACGAAGCTCTTGTCGTGACCAAATAGCGCGATCGGGTTGCGGGCGAAATTCTCGAGGCGCCAGCCAGCCGGCTCGATCACGTCGCCGAAGCGGTCCGGGGTGGCGTCGGAGAGAATGAACTCCATGCCGGCGCCGCGCTCCGGCTTGGCGGCGTGGGTCTTGTGCATGACCGGCCCGCCGCTGCGGTCCTGGTCGCTGTCCTCCCATGCCATTTCGCAAGCCTCCACGGCGGCGTCCTCGTCGAGATCGCTGTCGTCGCCGGTGAGCGCGTCAACGCAGCGGTCGATGAAATCGTCGTGGCTTTCGTCCGGGTCGGGATCCGGCGCGCCATTGGCGCGCGCCAGCACCACCTCGCGCCGCAACGCCGCCATGGCGGTGTCGTTGTCGGGCGCCGGCGGCCCGCCGACGTCGACGCGCTCGTTCCAGGCGGCGCGAATGCGGGCGCGGATGCGGCGCAGCTGCTCGCCGGTGTAGAGCTTGCCGGCGGCCGGCCGGTGACAGTTCCACCAGGCCTCGCGGATGCTGGCGGCTGAGCCCAGCGCCATGCGCTTGCGGCCATCGCCCTGATAACCCGGGTCGGCGAATTCGATTTGCGATTCATTCGTCGGCATGCTCGCCCCCTGTCGGCCACAGCTCCGGCAGCATCGCCTCGAGCGCGGCCTCGATCTCGCCGTCGCTGACGCTGGCGCCGGTTGGATCACCCACCAGCGCCTGGTCGATGACACTCACTGTCGCCATCACCCGCGTGGCCAGCAGATGTCCGAACAGAACCAGCACCCGGCCCGCAAATTCCTCGTCCACCTGTTTCACGTGAAACCCCTCCCTAGCGATGCAGCGGCGGCCCGAACACGCCCCAGCCCAGCAGCGCGAACAGCACGAACAACAACACGCCGTTGGCGAGTACGCCGTAGGTGCCGGCGACAACCGTAAAATGCACCAGCAGACCGAACACCAGCCATATGAGCATGATCACCCAAAATGCTAAGCCAAGAGTCACGGGCGTGCTCCGTCAACTTTGCATACTTGAAAGCTCGGCAACTGCTTGACGCGCTCGCTCATGCGCGCGAACTCTCCAGCAATCGCATACAGCTCAAGCGCGGTCATGGTGGGCGGATGCTCGATCAGCAAGTCGAGCCCGCAACACGGCAGACCGAGCGTCAGCTGTGTTGTCACTTCACCATCGGCGCCGATATGGGCGCCACGCAGTCGCGGGTATTGATGCTGCGGCCACGTGTGCATCGGGAAGTCGATCACCTTCGCGTTCATTGCTGCCTCCCTAGCCGATCATGGCCTCGGCATCGAACGCCGGCGCGGCGAGCGGCGCGGTGGCGAGCGCGACCAGTAGCGCGACCATGCCGTCGATGCGCCCGTTCGCGCGCTTTTTCGAGAGCTTGCGATTGCCCGCAGCATCGCTTTCAACGACGCTGTTCGCCGCGCACATGCTGAGCACCGGATGATTGCCATGCTTGAGCTTCCGATCCAGGATCAAGCTCTGCAGATCGCGCATCGCCGGCGACATGGTCTGGTAACCCATGCCGACCTCGACGAACAAATCCTTGATCTCGTGTTCAGCGAAACCCGCCTGCAGCAGCCACGGCCGCAGATGGCGGAAATTCCAGCGGTCGAACCCGATCTTGACCACGCGATGCCGGAACGTGAGCTCGTACAGATGCCGCGCCACGAAATCATAATCGACCGAGGCGCCCGGCGTCGTCTCGAGATATCCCTGCGCGTGCCAGGTGTCGTAGGGCACCCGGTCCTTCTGCGCGCGGGCGGCCAGGCCCTCGCCCGGCAGCCAGAACGTCGGCCGCACCGACCAGCAGCCGTCGCTGCTATCGACGCCGATCATCACCAGCGCGGTGAGATCGGCGGTCTCCGACAGGTCGAGGCCGAGATAGACGGCGCGCTCGGCGAGATCGATCGGCGCCTCGCCGCACGCCTTCCATTCCAGCGGCGACATGAACGGCGAGGAAGCCTCGACCCGCTGGTTGAGGATCAGATTGCGATACTGCGGCTCGCGCGCCGGCATCCGGCGCGCGTCCTCGGCCATCGCCATGACCTCGGCCGGGTTGAGAAAACTCCCGAGCGCAGGATTGGCGAGCCGTATCGTCTCGACCGCAAACGGATCGGCATCCATCGGTGCGGCATGCAGGCGGCAGACCACTCGCGGATCGTGGCCGGCGATCGCGTCGTCGATCAGGATCGACAGCAGATCGGACTCGGTTGGCGCCTGCGTGGAGATGATCAGCGACAGCGGATCATCCTGCGCCCCGGTCGCGGTCTCGAGCGCCTCGTAGAGCTCATAGCGCGGACCGCGCACCTGGCCGAGCTCGTCGTGCACGATGAAGCTCGGCGATAACCCATAGGCGGTTGCGGCCTCGGCCGACAGCGCCCGGTACAGCGTTCCCAGATCCGGGCAGTAGAGTTGCTTGGCGGTGTCGCGGATCATCACCACAGTGCGCAAATCCGCCGACATGCGCACGATCTTCGCCGCGGTATTGAAGATCAGCGCCGCCTGGTCGCGCGACTGCGCGGCCGAATAGAGTTGCGAGTTGTAGCGTTTTTCCGGCCCGCACAGATGCAGCAGCACCAGGATCGCCGCCAGCGTCGTCTTGCCGTTCTTGCGGCCCCACGAAATGATCGCTCGCCGGGTGCCGGCCGGATTGTCGTAGATCGCCAGCAGCTCGGCTTGCTGCCAATCCGCCAGCTTGATCGCCTTGCCGATGCCAGGCCCTTCCGGAACACGGCAGTACGTCTCGATCCAGCGGATGTTGCGCTCGCCACGCGTCTCGTTTTTTTTCGTGCGCTTGCGCCGCGGCTTCACATTTCCCAAGGCTTCGGACTTTTGAGTGTGTTGTTCGCCGTCCTCGCCGCCGTCACCGGCTGGTAGCGCGATTGATTGGTCAGCCGCAGCCGGGTCGCCAGCAACCCCGAAGCGCGCGTCTCCAGCTCGCGCATCTTGAGCAGCTGGTAATAACGCTTGGCGCCGTCGCTGGACTTCATCCACTCCGGCTGAAAGCTGTCGATGATGGCGGAAATCTTTTCGCCGGCCTCGCGATGCCGGCACAGATCGGCCAGCATGCCGCGCAGCACCGCGGTGTTGAAGAACTCGACCGGCTCGCCCGCCGTGATGGTCCGCCAGATCTCGGCCTGCCGCTCATTCAGATCATCCGGCGGCTCAGCACGCTCGCCAAAATTGCCAGCAACAACATTCGTGCTGGCCTCGGCCTCTGATACACGTCCGCGTTTGGTCATGCCGCAACTTCCTCCACCACACCGAATGTTGCGCCATCGCTCTCGCGGATCGCGGTTTTGCCCGTGAACGCCTGCCAGCGCAGCACGCTCACGTCGACATAAGCCGGATCGATCTCGGCGGCATAGCAGCTGCGGCCGCTCATTTCGGCGGCGATGATAGAGGTGCCAGAGCCGACGAACGGATCGTAGACGCCATCGCCCGACTTCGAATTATTTTCCATCGGTCGGCGCATGCACTCGACCGGCTTTTGCGCGCTGTGTCCGGTTTCCGATTTTTGGGGCTTGTCGATTTGCCAAAGCGTCGTCTGACTGCGATCGCCAGACCAAATGAGCAATCTTGCTTTTGCGAACGGCATACCACAAAGTTTCATGTTGCCAATGGTAGTGGCCGCGGGAAACTACAAACTTATTTTTGGCCCAGACTATCAAGCCCCTCAGATCAAAACCACAATCAACCAACTGACAGCTCACATCAGCAACGTGCAATGCCCCGTGCCAAACATAGGCAACGTCTCCATCAAATAATCTCCAGGCGTCCTTCCAATCTACTCGATCGTCATTGCCAACCTTCCCAACCGCGCGGCCGCCAGCCTTCCCCATGCCTATGCCGGGATATTTCTTGGAGTATTCATCGCGCCATTGTGCATCGTACTCAATCCCATACGGAGGATCAGTCACCATCAAATGCGGCGTGGCATCGCCGAGCAACAAATCAACCACGTCTGTCGCCGTCGAATCCCCGCAGATCAACCGATGTCGTCCCATCAACCAAACGTCTCCCGGCCGACTCCGCGGTTCTTCCGGGCACGGTGGTGCCGCATCGGGGTCGGTCAAAAACTGTTGCGGTCCGCGCATGAGCGCGTCGAGATCGGCAAAGCCGAGCAGGCTCAAATCGAAGTCCCACTCCTTCAGCTGCTTGAGCTCGCCCGACAGCATGCCGAGATCCCAGCCGGCATTGAGCGGCAGTTGATTGTCCGCCAGCCGATAGGCGCGTTTCTCCGGTTCGCTCCACCCGGCGGCCACCATAACCGGCGCCTCGGCCAGGCCGAGCTGGCGCGCCGCCTCGAGGCGGCCGTGACCCGCGATAATCTCGCCGCCCTCGTCGACCAGGATCGGAACCGTCCAGCCCCAGCGCTGCATCGACGCCGCAATCTGCCCGATCTGCTCGGCCGAATGCGTGCGCGCATTCGTTTCCGACGCAACCAGGCTTTCCAGGCTGCGCCGCTCGATCCGGTCGGCTGGCCACGCGCGACTCATGGAAAAATATTCTCCGTTTCAAACGATGTGTACATTTAGCGAAATTTAGC